TCGTCATATTGCCATACTTATTAAGAGGCATACGTGACGTTGGGACTACAATAGCTTTGCGTTCAGGCATCCGTGTCCCACCAAAGATCTGGAACTTCATGTACTTGTGGCGCTTACTTTCAACGTAGATGATGCTGGTTAGCTCCCGCTTCTTAGCCTTGACTACTTGAAAGCCATTCAGCGTGAACGGTGTTGGGTTTTCTAGCTTGCGCTCTGCTTGCTTACGTAGTTCTTTGCGTGAACCGAACGCAACATCATTCAAGGCCATCATCGTAGCGAACGGTATCTGCTTCTTCTGGATCTTGTTTAAATCCTTAGTCACCTGCTTAACATTAGTCTTGATGCTAATCCTCATCTTCACCCTCGCAGATGTCTTCAATGGTTTGCTGCTTCAGCAGATCGTAATAGCCCAGTTGGTTGATCATGTGCTGCTGATCGTAGGACTTATCGCCCTCTGAGAAAACCTTCCATTCAACGTGCTCACCTAGATCTACTTGGGCAAGCCCCTCAATGAATGTGATTTCCCCCCTCTCCGCTCTCTTCAATAACTCGTGGAGCGCTTCGGACAGGCGGTTGATGTGCAGTCTGGTTACGTTTGTCATAGTCCCACCATAGCTGAATGGACAGTTTAGCCGTCCAGTACAGTAGGAATAGTAGCGGCAGGGACAGGATTAGTAAAACTGAAAACACCAGAAACCCGTTAATCGATCCGATGAGATAGAGTCTGTTCATACTAAGTCCACGAACCAATCACACTCACTACAATACACCTGCGGGGCTATCTGATCCTTGACTAACTCGCCATCGCATACGGGACATGCAGGCTCTTCTGGGAACATCTTATCCCAATAGATTGAGATGTCATCAGGATAGTTACTCGCCATAGTCTGCCCCGTCTTTTAGCCCCTGATTTAACGCTCCGATTAACCCGCTCACGTTAGGCTGGAACTCAAACAGATCTAGCTTGACGCCAGCTCTTTCTTGCCAGTCCTTACCTCTTATGCGGCATTTACGCTTAATCTCCTCTAACGCTGATCGTTTTGTCCGAGCATACACAACTCGCTCTAGTTCCTGATCAGGCTTGTGATAGATTCCCCTCACAATCTTCACTTCTCTTTGTCCTGCAAGTCATTTAACAACTTCAATACGGATCTGATCATCTGCTGATCACATTCGTCTACTTGCTTGGCGTCGTAGTGCTCTAAGACTTTTACTAGCGTCATCCACGCTAACAGTAGTTCAGTTCTGGTTGGTTTCATACTTTGCCCCATTGTTCTGCCATTGCATCAGCAATCCCCTGATAAGTCTTGCTTCTTATCTTCCAGCGATCTTCGCTTGGCCCCAATTTATTCTGACGGCTTGGTGTTTGATTCTCCCAATATCCGCATTCTGGAAGATCAAGAATTTTTGTAGGCTGTAGCGGCGGCAGGTTATGAAGCCATAATCCCGTTTTTTTAGATTCTGGATGACCGTATTGATGGGGCTGTATGTATTGCTTTGGCTTAATTGGCAGAACGCCGACTGGGTTTTCCATTGCCACACATTTTGCGTACATTTTGGCAAGCTCCCACAAACCTTGAGTGTAATCAATAGCTTCCAATCTGGCGCTATACTTTGGCTTGCCTATGCCATAATGAGCATTACCCGAAACAGCGAGCGCTGTACAGGGCGGGTGCATGATGATCAAATCCCAACCCTTATGGCCTAATTCGCCGTTGATAGCTTGTTTAGCGTCCCCCTTTATGTGATACCTACTATTATCATCCGCATCAAGAATGTCACAAGACCATGCTTCATGCCCCAGTTTGCGAAACGCATTTCTTACAGTTCCGCTCGACTCAAAGGCTACTAACACCTTCATTAATATGCTTCCAGCTTGTTAAGCAACAACTCCCATGACTCAACGGCAGTGGCTCTGCTTTTCATGCACTCCATGTCGTGCTCGTGCCACCAATGATCGCCGAAGATATCACAGGCTTGACGATACGCACTTGTTTCTAATTCCCTAGCCGCATCATCGTTACCAGCTAATTCGCACTGATAACCGCCCGTGACAAGATTCTTCAATGTGTCAATCATCCCCTGTTCCCACGCTATTGCTTGCTCCATTGTTTGCTCCTTAATTTGACTTCCCAGACCCCGAAGGGTTTCGGTCCCTGTCACGGGGCCTCATCAGTGGGCTAAAGTTTGGCTAAAGCTATCGTCTTCATCTCTAGGGCTGCTTCGTAGTATCGATCTGAACGTTGAAGATCTCCATGCAAATAGTCGCTAAGGATATCTGCGATTGTAGATGCTGAAATCATTCTGTTGCATTCAATTAGGGCATCTACTTTCTGCTGCATTTTTTCTCGGTTAGTCATTTTGTTTGCTCCGTTTCGTTAACTTCTGGAACCTATTCTACTTACCTCCCTCACAGAGTCAACTATTTTGTTTACTATTAACGATGTTTTTTTAGACCGTTTTGGAATAACTAAGACGCTTTTAATAACTTAACTCGCTCCTTCGCCAATCGGTACCGCTTAAGATCGTTGTAGGTTATCCGACTTCCCTTAGCTTTTTCCTGCTCAAAAATATCGATAAAGTACAAGTCTTCCTCGGCTTTCTCCAAAACCGCCCGTGGAATCTCGTTCTTTCGGGGATCACGGAAAAGTAAACCGTGGGATAGCCGCAAGGCGTTCATGACTTCTATCCCGTTCGCCTGACAGCCGAAACAGTGCATTAATACCCTATCGGGTTCCTCGGTTATTGACAGGCTTGGATTCTTGTCTGGATGAGCGGGACATATTGCCCAAATCTTCCCTGATTTTTTTGTCACTCCCTTCAAGTGCGGCAGTATTTCAGATAACACTTTTGATCCTTTTTATTTGTAGATGCGTGATGTGCTTCTTCACATCATCCGAGATGTGAATCGTTGGTTGCGGATCGATCTTGTTAGGCCAGACGCCAAACTTGCTCCGATAGGCGTGGGATACCCATCCAGGCTTGTAGTTTTTCTTTCTAGCGTAAAACTGAAGCTCGCCGAGCCACCTAGCCTTGTCGTCCTTAGAGAAGTCTTTGTTATTCTTCTTTAGCTCTTTTAGGATCTGGGCGTCCGACTGTAAAACTTGTCGTTGTGGCCTCTCATATCCGCAGACACACTTTACAACAAAATGCTGGAAGCATTGTGGACAAACGGACAACTCGGACTCTTTCTTGTCCTTGACAAGCTCCCTTTCGTTGTACTTCTTATCTCCCGTGTCTAGCTCGTCTGGAACTATCGACTCAGGGAAACCATGCCACTGTACATTGCCAGCATGATCTAAGTAGATCGCTTCAGTCTTGTTGGGATGCAGCCGCATGATCCTACCTGCTCGCTGAATGTAACTAATCAAGCTCTTGGTAGGCTTTAAGTCAATCAGCGTCTGGACTTTGGGTGCGTCGTAACCCGTGTTTAGGAGCTGCGAACAACTCAATACCTGGAAGTCGCCCTCATCATGGCTCTCGTAGATTATTCGTCTTTCTTCGTCGTCCATGTAGCCGTCGATGTGCTCTGCCGATATTCCCGCTTCCCTAAACATCTCCACCAGCTTTTTCGACGTTTTGATGGACGGACTAAAGGCGATTGTTTGCCCTTTCCCGAACCTTTTGAAGTTCTCAATAATGTCCCCAACTAGCTTTTGATCTTCCTCTGTCGCCTTAGCAAGACTTTTCGGATCGTAGTCTGATCCACCTGTCGGAAGTCGTTTAGTCTTGATGCCTTTCAAATTAACATGGCTGCCGCCGTAATACTTAACAGGGCACAGATATTCCCTATCTAAAAGCTGTTCAGTGGTGATCGGGACTATCAAGTCTTGGTAGTGCTTACCTAATCCCTTTGAATACGGTGTAGCGCTAAGGCCGATAAAGATGACCTTTCGGTTGTTCTCCATCAGCTCGGTGATGTGCTTGTAGTGGGTATGACACTCATCGATGATCGCAACGTGGAAAATCGGCTGGTATTTCCTCCGAGCTAAAGTTTGGATAGACGCTATTTGGATGTCAGCATTCGGATCTGTTCGCCAGTGATCACCCTGCATTACCCCTACTCGGATTCTTGCTCTGTCAAACTCCTCAAGAGCCTGTTGGACTAGCTTGATCCTATCGCAGATAAAGATCCCCTTCTTGCCGTTCTTTGCAGTGTTCTTGAGTATCTCCAATGCCACTCTAGTCTTACCGAACGAACAAGGCGCTGCTAGTACGATTCTCTGATTGCCTTTCCTTACTGACTGACGTAATAGATTAATTGCTAGTTCTTGATGTGGCCTCAGCACAATATCCCCCAGAATTCCATTGATGTCATTTCATCTTGCTCCACGATGTACTTATCCTTACCCCATATCTGCTTTATGTTTTTCTCTAAGAAGACTCGCTCTTTCCCAACAAATGCTTTCACGTCATATTCTGGGAATTCACCCGTCACCAATATGTACAAATCTTTCTGTTTGTTTATCTGATGCCCTGGAATGATCAATGCTGCGTCATCTGGCCTTCTTGACTTAACATCTACCGTCTTTCCATTCCACGTAAAATCACAATCAGAATAATGTGGCGACAAATCAGGATAGACACCCAACAACTTGCAAACAGCTAGTTCAGCTCCGAATCCTTGCCTTTGTATCTCCCTCGCAGACCTTTTATCCATCTTCTTATCGATGAATCCGCTCCTTTCGGAAAGGCTTTGCTTGGCCTCTGAGATCAACTCGGATAATTGCTGCTCTACCTCAGTCAGTGAAATCTTCACACCCCAGCCCTGAATAGTTCTTGACCAGCTAGTGAATAGATGATCCTCCCCTCCCTAGTACAGCTTTCACATCGGAAATGATGCAGATCAATCGGGCCGTCAATTACGTGTCCGAACGACCATTCTCTGGCCTTGGCTGATGTTTTGACGATTCGTTGATTGCGTGTTACTTCCCCTCCACATGGACATTGCATATTTTGTTTTCCTTGCTCCATTTATTTCAGACACAGCTCCACTTTTTCCCTGTTGCAAGAGACAAGCATATCATTCGCTAGATGACTTAGCCCTAATGTCTCTACACC